CTTCAGCGACACAGCATTCAATTCTTTGACCTTCACCTAGCGCTCCTTGTTCGTTGAGACTCACATCACCCCAGCCGCCCGCAGCCTCACCACCAGCATCCGCCGCGCCTCAGCCACCACCGCATCGCGCTCAGCCCTGTCCAATGGCAGCCGCGGCGAGTTGAACACCGCGACGCCGACAACTAGCGCGCGGGCCTGGGCGTAGATTGCGGCCTTGTAGGGGTCGACCATCTGCGTCACTGCGAACTCGACGGCGTGCATCTCCGACTTGTCCAGATCCGCGTCGAGCTGACCGTTCGTGTCGTCGTACTGCCGGCTGATCTTGAAGTCGCCGACCACCACAGCGCGGCGGTTGAAGCCGTGCGAGAGCCGGGACGACTGAGCCCAGATGTGCCAGCGGCACAGGATGTCGTCCAGTACCAGGGATTCGTGCTCGGGGCCGGTCAGCAAGTGACCTCCACGCGCACAAACCCTCCCACTTCGTCGGCAAGCTCGGCCGACAGCTTGAAGCGGTTGTCGTCCACGCCGAGAGCGTCTGCCAAGCCGTCCAGGCCGCTCTTCATGCTGGCGATCAGGTTGTCCAGATCCCTGCGCCGCTTGTCTGGCGGCAGAAACGTCAGGCTCACCCACACCTTGTCGGCAGTCAGCGGCCTTGCGCCCTGTTCCTTGGCCTGCCAGCCACACGCCGCCCGGTATGCCTTCTTCGCTGCGGCGTGCGCACGCCAGTGCTTTCGGCTGTTCGGGCTCAGAGCGCTCGGCCATAGCTGCGGCGAGCGCCTGCTGCACGTTAGCTTTGGTTAGCAATTTGGCGGCGCCAACCTTTGCCGCGTTGCCCTTTGCCTTGTAGCCAGCGCGCTGGTACGCCGCGGACCCGTTGAAGTCCTTGATGTACTCATCGACGAAGGCCTGCCAACCGGCTTTCATGGCTTCGAGCGTCCTTCCCACAGCGCCTTCATAGTCTCCCGCAGCGCGTCGACCGCCTCCTTGCCCCGCTTCTTCTCCAAGCTCTCCAGCCAGGCCCTGCGCTCCTCCAGCGTCGGCAGCGCGGCGATGGCGCTGGCTTCTGACTCGTGGCGCCAGTCCTCCGAAGCTGAATCGACATCGCGGCCGTCGATCAGGCGGACGGTGCTCACGCCGCGAACTCCAGCACGCGCTGCGCCCCAACAACAGGCGGGCCGAACTCGATGCGCACACCCCACGTCTTCGAGCGCTGCTGCGCGTAGCGGTAGCGCACCGTCAGGCGATCGCGGTCATCTACGCCGAGCCACTTGGCCACCTCGTCGCGCACCGACTTCAGGCTGCCGGTAAGGTTGTCGTCGTCCAGGCCATTGGATGGGGCCAGGCGGGTCAGGAGCACGGAGCACGGCACGGGCGGCCGCTGGCAGGTCGTCAGCATCCAGGCGACAGCGTCGCGCTCCTTCTTGACGCGGCGAGAGCGCGCCATGTGATGCTCGCGGGCGTTCTGGCCTCGCGATGTCTTCATTGAGACTTCGATCACTTCGCCCCCCTGCGCCAGCGGTCCCAGGTCAGCACCATCGAGATCAGCGTCCTGGCGCCCATGCGCTTCTTGACGTTCGAGCTGTGCGCTTCGATGGTGCACTCCGAAACGCCCAGTTCATGGGCCGCGGCCTTGAACGACCCGTGCTCACAGATAGCGTCCAGCGCACGGGCCTGCCCTGGCGTGAGGTTCCATGGGTTGCTCATGCCGCCAGCCTTGAGGCGTAGTGCCACACGCTCGGGCACTGGTGAATCGGGTCGGGGGTGTAGTCCCGAGGCTGCGAGAAGCGATTCGCGTCGCGTCGCCGCTCGGCCATTCGGCGCTCGTGGGACAGCTCGGAGTACAGCGACAGCGACCGCTCTACGTCGATCCACAGCGACTGCTGGCCTCTGCGCAACGAGGCGATGACCTTCCCCTTGCGCAGCATCTTCAGCACGTAGTCGACGCGCGCAGCCTCGGCGCCGGTCCTGGCGATCAGATCATCCCGCGAGATGCCTCGCGCATCGCGGATCAGCCTCAGCACTTCGGCGCGCAGGTTCCCGATGATTTCACCGACTCTCACAGCGGCTCTCCCGTCCCCAGCGGCCGGCCCAACGGCTTGTGCGTGGCCACGATCTGGCGCGCCCATTTCAGGGCCTCGGGATCGGTCTTGCGGCCTGCGGCCACGTGGTCGAGCAGGCGCTGCGCGGCCATGCGGAACAGCTCGCGCCGGTCTTCGAGCAGCTTGGCGGCCTCGGGGGTGTAGGTGTCGTGGATCATCAAAGCTCCTTGCCCGGCTTCGGCGCCGCGCGCTGAGGAAACACGCTGTCGGTCCAGCCGTAGCGCGGCGCGTCGAATCGCATGGCGAACCGCCCCTTGCGACCGCCGCGGTTCTTGGCCACCTTGAAGCCCACCGTGCGGCTGTAGCCGTCGGCGTGCTCTTCGGCCGTCCACAGCAGGATGGCGACGTCCAGGTCCTGTTCGATGGCGCCAGAGTCGCGCAGGTCGGAAAGCTGCGGCTCGCCGCCCGGCCGCTTCTCGACGTCGCGGTTCAGTTGCGACAGAACGATGATCGGAATCCGCATCTCCAGGGCGAGCTTCTTCAGGCCCTTGGAGATCTCGGCGACCTCGTCGTTCGTGGTCTTGCCCTTGAGCGTGGTGCTGCACAGCTGCAGGTAGTCGAGCACCAGCAGCTGCAGGCCCTTCACGGTGCGCGCCTTGGCCCGAATGTCGCCAAGCGTCAGACCGCCCTGCTCGTCGAAGTGCAGCGGCAGCCTGCGGGCCTGGTCCGCAGCCTCGAAAAGCCGCGTCCAATCCTCTTTGCCCATCTGCCCCGTCTGCAGGTGCTCGCTGTCGATGTGGCCCAGCTCGGCCAGCACGCAGTCCGTCTGCTCGTCCTGCGGCATCTCCTGGCTGAGGATCAGCACCGGATGGCCGGCAGCAGCGACTCGGATGGCGATGCTGCGGGCGCTGCTTGACTTGCCCACCGAAGGCCGAGCGGCGATGCCGTAGACCTTGCCGGGCTTCAGCCCGCCGCCCAGCATGCCGTCGAGTTGTGCGAAGCCGGTGGCGATACCCGGCGTGCGCTGCCCTCCGGCCAGCTCGGTGTATCGGTCCAGTGCTGCGCCCAGCAGGTCGGCCACGCACTTCGGCTCTGCCCGCATGCCCCGCCGCTCGAGCGCGGAGAGCTTCGCGGCCACCAGGTCGAGCACCTCGGCTGGCGCCTTACCTTGAGGGTTGAAGGCCGTGGTGGCGCCCTCGTCGCATGCCGCGATCACGCCGCGCAGCAGCGCCTTCTCGGCCACGATCTCGGCGTGTACCCGGGCGTTCGATGCGCCGGCAACGCCGGCCGCCAGGGCGTTCACGTAGGCCAGACCGCCGGCGTCATTCGCCTTGCCCGCGGACTGCAGCCGCTCGAACACCGCCACGACGTCGGCGGGCTTGCTGGCCATGACTAGCGCTTGTACGGCTGCGAACACCAGCCGATGGGCGTGGACGTAGAAGTCGCCCTCGTGCAGCACGTCGGCCACGCGGTCGAAGGCCTGCGGGTCGAGCAACAGAGCGCCCAGCACTGCCTGCTCGGCTTCGGTCGAATGAGGCGGCACACGCAGGTGCGAAACCTCCTCATCGGCCCAAGGTTCGGTGCGCGCGTTCATGCGGCCTCCACGGTCTTTTCCAGCACCTGCTTCAGCCCCTTGGCCGACAGCAGGTAGTCGATGTCACAGCGCCAGGTTTCGTGCCCGTTGCCGGGCCGGGCGCGGCCCATCACGAAGTCGTTCTCGGTCGCCTTGGCGAAGTAGTCCCGCAGCCAGGCCATCGCCTGCTCGGCGTTCTCGGCTCGGCGTGAGCCGTCACCGCGCCGGCTGGACAGCACCCAGCCCCACAGCTCGCGCATGGCCCTGCATCGGGCTTCCCAGCCCTTGCCGTCGAAGATCCGCACCTTGGGCAGCGTGGGCAACGCCTCGTGGTAGGCCGCGACGATCTCCCGGTACGGGCACGGAACCGTCGGCTTGGGTCCGTTATGCTCAACGGACGGAGAGTCCGAAGGACTCTTCTTCTCTATTCCCTGTCCCTGTCCCTGTCCCTGTCCCTGTCCCTGTCCCTGTCCCTGTCCCTGTCCCTTGCGATCAGTCCCCGACTCGCCCCCCGATTCGCCCCCCGACTCGGGGACCGACTCGGCCACCGATGGGGAAGTGATGACGGCGACCACCTTCTTTCGCAGCGTTCGCGATTGGGGGTCGATGGCCCTCAGAGCGTCGACGGCCTGCCGGAATTGAGCTCGGAGGATCTCCGTGTCGATGGCCACGTTCCAGCGCTTCGAGTTGCCGACAGCGCCGCCTATGGCGCTGGCCAGCTTCTCGATCCAGGCCTCCAAAGCCTTGCCGGCGACAGCGGAGTGATACAGGCGGCCATCACTGCAGCTCACCCAGCCGCGCATCGCTCCATTGCGTACCTTCGACCATTCGCGGCGGGCCCGGGAATAGCCGCAGATGTTGGCCAGCTCGTCGTCGTCGTCGGGAAGGCTCGCCGCTGGGACCTGGTGCCATGCAGCGCACCACAACAGCACGGCAGCGCGGAATTCGTCGCCGCTGGCCTTCGCCGTCAGGCCCGAGTCGCGCAGGCGAACGACGTCGAGCGGCATAAAAGCGAAGTCGCGCAAGTCGACCTCGGCGGGGACCAGTGGAGCGGGCGTCTGCTCAGTCATGCCGTGATTTCCCACAGCTGGCGCGGCACCCCACCAGTGCCAACCGGATCGCGCTTGTCGCGCATCGCCACAGATGAATCGGCCCAGGAGCCGCGGGCCGCAAGGTCTTTCACCTTGCGCCATCCGGCCGCCTTCAGGGACGCGCCGGTCTCTTCGCCTTGGATGTATGTGATGGCGCGTCGATACCCAAGGGCCTTTGCCGCGCGCCAGATCGCGCCGTAGAGCATGCTGTTCGCATTGCGCGTTCCGTCCGTACAGGTTCTGTTGACTTCGATGGTCAGCGGCTCGCGCTTCTGAATCTCGCGCGACACCGGGCGCCCCGCAGTGGCAACACCGACGATCTGGCCGTCGCGTCGAACTGACGTACCGAACTTCCAGCCGCGCGGCGGCTTGTTGTGTCGGTGGTGCTCAACAATGAACGCGCGAGCCTCGCGCAGCGACGTAGGCATCACAATCAAGGTCATGTGCCCTGCCCCACAGACGCGACCGCCTAGGCCGCGATAGCCTGCGGCGACGCGATGCTCCGCCCCGAATTTTCAGCGGTGCAAATGGAGGCGCATGCACCACAGCGCCACAGCCCGCGCCACTTCTTGCGGCCGGCGTAGCTGCTGAACCGATTGCGGCACTGCATGCACTGCCACTTGCACATCAGGCCTATGCCGGCCGGCAGGTAAGGCGCGTCTGCACGCCGGGTGGCGCGGTCGCTCATGGAGTCGGTCATGCGGCACCCCGGCTCATGGCCTCATCAATCGCAACGTCCAAACTCATCTCGATGGACCTGGTGCCCCAAGAGCCACTTCCGCAGCGGGTGGAATACTTCTGCGAAGGCATCGCGGTCACCGAGCAGGATAACGGAACATTTCTTCTGCCTGGGCGCCGACCTGTGCGGCTTCAGCCACTGGATCGAAGTCCGGGATGAAGTTCATCTCGAACTTGTGTGACTGCAGGGCGCCCCACAGACCGTCAGCCATCTTCTGCGTCACGTAGCACTGAATGGTCACCGATGGAAGCGATGAACCATCCACGCGGAATGTCACTGACTCGACGAGGTGCAGCGAACGGTCAATGCCCAGCGCGTCCAGTAGGGCGATGGCAAACGTGCGCTGCATCACCAGCTTGTGGTTTTCTGTCTTCTCAGGCTTCACCGATGGCACTTCTCTCGGTCCCGGCGCATCGCTTGAGCCTCCGCCGCCGAACTGGCCGTTGCCCACGATGGATGTCAGGTTCTCAGGCTGCATCGCGCGCCTCCGCCTTCTCGGCCAAACGGATGGCGTGCTGGCGCTCTGCGCGCTTCGTCAGCGGGATGTCTTTCAGCTTCAATTTCCCGCGCGGGGCCAACGCCACCAGCACATCCGCAAAGCCAAGCTCGACGTGCTTGTAGCCGTAGGCCACCTGACTCAGTGTCGCCACAGAAGTGCCGGCCTTCTTGGCGTAGTCCTCGCGGGCGGCGGGCGCAAGCCCAAGGAAGAAGGATCGGAAGCTCATGACCGCGATACTACCCGCAGGTTATGGCTTGCGCAATACCTGCGGGTTGCGTCTGCTTTGGCAGACTTGGACCATGGACATTTATGAGCGTCGACGCCTTGCGCTGCTGGACCTGATCAATCAGTCCAGTCAAGCCGAGATCAGTCGCCGCTCTGGCATGGCCGCCTCCCTGATCTCGAACTACGCATCAGAGCCCGACAAGAAAGGGCACAAAAAGAAAGTCGAGGCCGCAGATGCGCAGCGCCGCTATGACGAGCAGAAGCACGTCGAGACAATGCGCGCCCTCACGCAGCCGGCCCAGGCTTGTACAGCGGACGAGCTGACCAAGCTCGCGGCGCTGAAGGCGGCCGGCGCGTTGACCGAGGAAGAGTTCACGCAGCAGAAAGCGCGACTGCTCAGCAGGTGAACTTTTTTAACCTGCGGGTATTGACCGGCTGATACCCGGGGGTTACAGTCTCTCCACACCAAGGAGAGACCCATGCGCAACCGCAGCACCACGAAGTCAGGCCCCGGCCGCAGCCACAAAGACGGCCACAAGAAGGCCAAGCCCATCGCGCCCAAAGGCGCCGGCTTCGGCTTCGTTCAACACACCAACGCCAACCGCAACGCGCGCCGCCGCTCCATCGTGGCACTCGGCGGCATCCGCCAGTTCAAGAAGAAGATCCGCGCGGCTACGGCGGAGGCTGCGTGATGGCTGCTACCGCCCGCACCAACCCCGCCGAGTTCTTCGCCGGCATCCTTGCCGTCGCCGCCGACGGCCAGTCCTTGATCCGCCGCGTGCAGTACACCGACGCGCTGCGCAAGTTCGATTGGTCGTTCGAGTTCTCGGACGATCACTGGCACTACCGCAAGTGCCACCACGAGTTGGCCGAGCTGCGCGACCTGCAGAAGAGCGTGGACCCTGACGCTGCGCTGTGGAACCAGTACGCGCCGATGGGCTATCGCATCGAGGTGGCGGCATGAGCACGCTGAACGTTTATTGGAGCCGCTACGGCTCTACGCTGTCCGCCGACAAGTTGGACGGCGCCGACCAAGACACGCTTGCCAACAACCTGATCTGCTGGAAGCCGGGCCACGCGCCCGACGATTGGGTTCTGGTGGGCACCGCCGAAGTGCACATCACGCTGCTGCCGCGCGCCGAAGTCATCTCGGCCCAGGTCGAGAGCCTGCGCAAGCAGCAGGCCGAGATTCGCGCCGACGCCGAAGTCAAGGCAACGCGCATCGAGCAGCAGATTCAGCAGCTGCTCTGCATCGAGAACAGCGCGGAGGTTGCATGAGCCTCACCCTCTTCGGCTCCATCGTGGTCGGCCTAGTGGGACTGCTCGGCATCGGCGTGGTCGTGGCCAACGTGCTGTTCGGCCTGTCCGAGGACCCGCGCGGCCCGGGGCCGCATAGGGACGACGAATGAAGCGCGACCTCATGGACCTTGAGCCCGGCTATCGGCTCATCGAAAAAGCGCTGCTGCTCGGCCTGGTGGGCTTCTGGTGCGCTGTGGCGCTGGGGTGGTTCGATGGACTATGACGCCTACATCGTGCGCAAGCTGAGCACGACGCCGTCAACTGGCATTGCCGATGGCTTCTCTGTGCCGTCGTCGCTGTTCGGCTTCCAGTCGGCGCTGACTGCCTGGGCCATCCGCCGCGGCCGTGCGGCCATCTTCGCCGACACGGGCCTCGGCAAGAGCCGCATGCAATCCGCCTGGGCCGCTGCTGTTGCCCGCCACACGAAGCAGCCGGTGCTGATCCTGGCGCCGCTGGCCGTGGCCGCGCAGACCGTGCACGAGGCCGCGCAACTCGGCGTCGAGATGGCCTACTGCCGAGACCACTCGGAAGTGCAGGACCGGCGCATCGTCATCACGAACTATGACCGGCTGCACCGCTTCGATGCTTCGGCCTTTGGCGCCGTCGTTCTTGACGAGTCGAGCTGCATCAAGCACCACGATGCCAAGACGCTGCGTACGCTGCTGGAGTCCTTCCGCGACACACCCTTCAAGCTCTGCGCCACAGCCACACCGGCGCCAAACGACTGGACCGAGCTTGGCACGCACGCCGAGTTCCTCGGCGTCTGCACGCGGGCCGAGATGCTGGCCGAGTTCTTCACCCATGACGGCGGAGACACGAGCGTCTGGCGCCTGAAGGGCCACGCGCGGCACATTTTCTGGCAGTGGGTCAGCCAGTGGGGCGCAATGGTGCGCAAGCCGTCTGACCTGGGCTTCGATGACTCGGCCTATGCCCTGCCGCCGCTGCATTTGCACGAGCACACCGTCAAGACCGAGATGCCGCTCAACGGCATGTTGTTCGCGGCCGAGGCTCAGACCCTGAGCGAGCGCCGCGATGCGCGCCGGATGAGCATCGAAGACCGCGTGCGTGACTGCGCGGCCATCGTCAACGCTGAAGCATCAGAGCCATGGGTAGTGTGGTGCGACCTGAATGCCGAAGGCGATGCGCTCACTGCGGCCATTGACGGTGCCGTGCAGATCGCTGGCGCCGATGACGTTGAAGTCAAGCAACAGCGGCTGCACGACTTCGCAGCAGGCAAGTTTCGGGTTCTGGTTTCCAAGCCTTCTATCTGTGGCTTCGGGTTGAATTGGCAACATGCCGCGCGCATGGCTTTCGTGGGCGTGACTGACAGCTTCGAGAGCTACTACCAAGCCGTGCGCCGGTGCTGGCGCTTTGGGCAGAAGCGCGACGTGCATGTGCATGTGTTTGCGGCCAGCAGTGAAGGAGCCGTGGTTGCGAACCTGCGCCGCAAGGAGCGCGATGCGAACGCCATGGCCGAGAGCCTGAGCGCGGAGACGCGCGATGCCGTCATGGCCAACGTCACCGGCCAGACCCGGCAGACGAACACCTACAACGCCTCGCAGCCAGTCGCTGTGCCCGCATTCCTCAAGGAAGCTGCATGAACTGCATCGATCAAGTCGTGACCGACACCTACGCCGCATACCACGGTGATTGCGTCGAAGTGTTGAAGGGCCTGCCTGACAAGAGCGTCGGATACTCCATCTTCTCGCCGCCGTTCGCCAGTCTCTACACCTACAGCAACAGCCCGCGCGACATGGGGAACGTGCGCGACGATGCCGAGTTCTTTGCGCACTTCGATTTCCTCATCGCCGAGCTGGCGCGCGTCATGCGGCCGGGCCGCAACGTGAGCTTCCACTGCATGGACATGCCCAGCAGCAAGGAGCGCGATGGGGTCATCGGCTTGAAAGACTTCCCCGGCGATCTGCTGCGGGCTTTCCAGCGGCATGGCTTCATCTTCCACGCCAAGGTGACGATCTGGAAAGACCCCGTGACCGCCATGCAGCGCACCAAGGCCCTGGGCCTGCTGCACAAGAGCGTGCGCGAGAACGCGGCGATGTGCCGCATGGGCATCCCTGACTACCTGATCACCGTTCGCGCGCCTGGCGAGCAAGAAGACCGCGTAACGCACGGCCAAGAGTTCCCGGTGGACCTGTGGCAGAAAGTCGCCAGCCCGGTCTGGATGGACATCAACCCAAGCGACACGCTGCAGTTCCGCAGCGCGCGTGAGCACGACGACGAGCGGCACATCTGCCCGCTGCAGCTGGAGGTGATCCGCCGCGGCGTGATGCTGTGGACAAACCCCGGAGACATCGTGCTTAGCCCGTTCATGGGCATCGGCAGCGAAGGCTACGTGGCACTTGAGATGGGGCGGCGCTTTGTCGGCGCCGAGCTGAAGGCCAGCTACTACGCGCAGGCCGTGGCGAACCTTGCCGCAGCGACGGCCAAGACGCAGGACTTGTTTGCAGCATGAACACCCTACGCCTCGTCCGCTCCCCCTTCGCCCTGCTGGGCGCTTGGTGGGACCGCCGCTGCGTCGCCGCGCGCATCAAGTGGGCGCAGAACGACCTGGACCACCTGCAGCGCCAGCGAGAGAAGGACCTTGCGCAGATTGAATTCTTGCGTGGGCATTTGGAAGAGCTGCGGGTGCGTGAAGCACTCATCAAACCCTGAAAGGACATCCGTGAACGCACCTCAACGCTTGACCCCTGTCGCTGCGGCGACGCGCGAAGAGCAATCCTCAGAACTCCAGCGTCTGCTGCAGGGCGACTACAGCCCGCGGTACATGATGGAGGGCGACGCCATGGACAAGATGCTGGAGTTGGCCAAGCAAATGGCGACTTCGAAACTGTCCGTGCCTGAGCACTTGCGCGGCAACATCGGCGACTGCCTGGCGATCATCACGCAGGCGATGTTGTGGAATATGAACCCGTTCGCCGTGGCGCAGAAGACCCACGTCGTATCGGGGCGCCTTGGCTACGAGGCGCAGCTCGTGATCGCGGTGGTGCAGAACAGCGGAGCGATCCGCGGAGCTTTCCACTTCGAATCGCGCGGCGAAGGCGCCACGGTTGAAACCCGCGCGGGCGCTGTGTTGCGCGGAGAGACCGAGATCACTTGGTGCGAGTGGCTCTCAGCGGCCAGCGTGACCACCAAGAACTCTCCACTGTGGAAAACGAACCCGCGTCAGCAGATGAGCTACCTGCAGGCCAAGAACTGGAGCCGGCTGTATTGCCCTGGCGCCATCCTTGGTGTCTACACCGCCGACGAGTTGGAAGACTCTCCGGCGCCGTTAGCTGGCCGCAGCGTTGACCCGGAGACTGGCGAGATTGGCGCTCCAAAGCGGCCCGAGCTGCCGCCCTACAGCGCCGAGGCCTTCGAGAAAAACCTGCCGGCCTGGTCGAAGCTGGTCGCCGATGGCAAGAAGACGCCGGGCGATCTGCTGGCCACGCTGAGCACAAAGGCGACCTTCACGGAAGAGCAGAAGGCCCGCGTGATGTCGCTGAAGGTTGCGCCGCCCGCGCCGCCGCCGCCCGCCGCGCCTGTCGACGATGACTTCGTGCGCGACATGAACAACGCCGAAGGGAGCGCCCAATGAACATCACCAATCGCATCACGCATGACGTGCAGCAAGGCACCGGCCCGTGGCTTCGCCTGCGCGAGGGCTTCTTCACTGCCAGCGAGGCGCCGGCCGCGCTCGGCGTCAGCAAGTACGTCACCAGGTCTGAGCTGCTGCGCCAGAAGCACACCGGCGTAGCCGCTGAGCATGGCCCGGCCACGCTGGGCAAGTTCGCCGCGGGCCACGCTGCCGAGGCCCTGGCCCGGCCCATGGCTGAGGAAGCCATCGGAGGTGAACTGTTCCCCGTGACCATGAGCGTCGAGGTCGAAGGCCTGCGCCTGCTGGCGAGCCTGGACGGCCAGACGCTGGACGGCGATGACATTTGGGAAACCAAGCTCTGGAACGAGAAGTTGGCCGCGGACGTGCGCGCCGGCACGCTGGCCGAGCACTACAAGGTGCAGATGGATCAAGAGCTGTTGGTGAGCGGCGCCTCGCGCTGCCTGTTCACCTGCACGGACGGCACGCCGGAGCGCTTCGTGTCGTGCTGGTACGAGGCCGATCAGCATCGCTTTGCGGCCCTGCTGGCCGGGTGGGAACAGTTCGAGCACGATCTGCAGGCCTACGTGCTGCCCGAGGCCGCAGCGCCCGCGCCCGTTGGCCGCGCCCCTGAGACGCTGCCGGCCTTGCGCATCGAAGTGACCGGTCAAGTAACGGCCAGCAACCTCGCGGAGTTCAAGGAGACAGCCCTCGCCGCCATCCGCAGCGTCAATCGCGAGCTGAAGACCGACGCCGACTTTGCCGACGCCGAGAAGGCCGTGAAGTGGTGCGCCGACGTCGAGGCGCGCCTGAAGGCCGCGAAGGAGCACGCGCTCAGCCAGACGGCCAGCATCGACGCCCTGTTCAAGGCCCTTGACGACATTGGCACCGAAGCGCGCACCGTGCGCCTGGACCTTGACAAGCTGGTGACGCGCCGCAAGACCGAGGTCAAGGACGAGGCCGTCACGCGCGCACGGCGCGCGCTGGACGAGCACATCGCGCAGCTCAACGCCGAAATTGCGCCGATGCGCGTCCCGACGCTGCCTGCCGACTTCGGCGGCGCGATCAAGGGCCTGCGCACCGTGGCCAGCATCGAGGACAAGCTGCAGGGCCTGCTGGCCTCGGCCAAGATCGCGGCCGATGCGCTGGCGCGCGGGGTCCGGGCGAACGTGGCCACCTTCCAGCAGCAGGCGACGGGCTTCGAGTTCCTGTTCGTGGACCTGGGCCAGCTCGTGCACAAGGCGCCCGATGACTTCGCCGCTGTGCTGCAGGCCAGGATTGCAACGCACAAGGCGGCAGAGGTCGAGCGCCAGCGCAAGGCGGCAGAGGCCGAGGCTGCGCGCATCGCTGCTATGCAGGCCGAGGATGCGCGTGTTGCTGCGCTGGCTAAGCAGCGCGAGGAAGACGCTGCCGCTGAGTCGGCGCGCGTGGCTGCTGCTGCGCTGGCCGCCGCCGCTGTCCCGCCAATTGCCGCGACTGTCCCGCCAACGGCCGCGATCGTTTCACCGACTGCGCCAGCCGTCTCGCCAATTGCGCGAGTCGTCTCGCCAGCACGCGACGAGCCCGCGACGCTCACCCTCGGCATGATCTGCGAGCGCCTGGGCTTCACGGTGCGCGCCGACTTCCTGGCCGACACGCTGCACGTCAACCCGGCAAAGGTTGAAGGCAGGCGTCCGGGAACGTACACCGAGACCCAGTTCGCCACGATCTGCCGCCAGCTGGTAAGCCACGTCGGCGCGATGGCTGAGCTGTATGCGGGGGAGCCGGCATGAGCGCAACACCGATCAAGGTCTTTGGTATCGCCGCACTGGCGGCCTCTCAGAGAGCGGCTTTCGAGGCGCACTGCACAGGCGACTGCGGAAAGATCAGCATTGGCGGAGTGATCGACGACGATTACACGGGCGGCCTGTTCGTGTGCACGCAGGACACATGCCCGCACATGGAGAAGGAGTCACCTGAGCCCTACGGCACCACCATGAGCTTCGGCAGGCCGCACGAGGTCTGGCTTCGCATCCTGAAGCCTGAAGGAGTGGCGGCATGAGTCGATTGACAGATGACGACCGCCGCCTTGGCATTTTGACTTATGCGCGCTGCAGCGAGTCATGGCGCCCGTTGAGGCTGGTCTATAGCAGCGGCGCCGATGAAGGCATGGAAAGTCCAAACACGCTCACCGCCTATGCTTTTGGCTGGGTGGCTCGTCTGACACTGCCGCGCCTTTTGGATGACTTCCGCGTGCGCCATGTGGCCGCCTCATGGGATGCGGCCACAGTGGAGCGCATGGGTCGCAATTGGTACGAGGAACGGCACCCGCGTGAGTATGGCTTCAGCTTGAGCGATGGATTTTTGCAAGTGTTTCTTGGCGCGCAAACGATGGACAGCCAGACCACGCAAAGCTGGTGTACGCACCTTCCTTGGACGCAATGGCGATTTCATCGATTTAGTTTGTACGGCACGGACGGCTCCAAGTTTTGGACTCAGATCGAAAAGCGATGGCACCACCGCGACTTTGATGTTCAATGGGAAGCAAAGGCCAAATGCCCAAAGGCTGTTTTCCTGATCGATGACTTCGACGGCCAGCGCATCACCGCAACAACCCATATCGAAGAACGGGAGTGGAAGTTCGGCGAGAAGTGGTTTCGGTGGCTTAGCCTGTTTCGACGCAACAAGATACGTCGCAGCCTGTCGATTGAGTTCGACAAAGAGTGCGGCCCTGAGAAGGGCTCATGGAAGGGCGGAACCACGGGCACCGGCATTGACATGCTTATTGACATGCTTCCAGGAGAGCTTCACGAGGATGCTTTTCGACGTTACTGCGAGCAAGAGCATTCATCGAAGTACCGACGCTATCGAGTCACTTATGTCGGAGCACAAGCATGAACCCCCTCCCCGACCAAGCCGCCACCTACGCCGCCGAGCGCACGACGCCGCCCGGTGGGCGCGTTGAGCTGCAGCGGGCGTTCATGGCGGGCGCCCTGGCCGCCCTGACCAGCAAGGCGACGCGCGAGCAGCTGCTTGCCGAGTGCATCGGCTTCGGCCGAACCATTGGCTCGCCCGCCGAACGCGCAACCACCTGACCACCACCACGAGGACCACCGATGAACTTCCAAGAGCACAAGGCCATGCTGGCGGCCCACGAAGCCGGCACCGCGACGCCCGAGCAGCAGCACGCCATGCATGCGCACCTACTGAACATCAAACGCCAGCACAACGCCGACATACGAGACGCCGAGCGCGATTCGCGCGACGCCTACCTCGAAGGACGTTGGGACGTTGCCGCCGAGACGCGCGGCGAGCCCCACGGCACCTACTGACCACCCACACCGGAGCCCCATGTTCGAACTCCTGACCCCCATCGAAGCCACCCTGCGCACGCTGACGCCGCGCACCGAGAAGCACGGCGAGGACGACGTGTCCGCCGTGTCTCTCGGCCTGACCATCCGAGGCCCGAACACGCTGCTGGATTACCTGTCCAAGGGCCTGCGCGAGACGCTCTACAAGCCCGTCGAGGACCAGGAAGAGCTGCCTGGCGTGGAGCCATCGACGCCTTTGCTGCGCGTGCGCGGCATCGAGTCCGTGCGCCTGGATGCCTGCTTCGAAGGCTGGACGCTGAAGATCGACCGCGGCATTGACCAGAGCAACCTGATCGCACTCGGCGGCGCGAAGGTCGACGCCTTTGCTGTCGAGCCGAGCGAAGGCGGCACCATCGATCTGCTATTCCGCGTCGGGTACAGCGACATCGACGAGGACGAGGCCGGATGGCTCTTCGGGCACCTGAAGCAGTCGATCTGGATCACGCTGCACGCGCCAGAGCAAAAGCCGAAGGCCATCGACGGCAGCGTGGAGGCTTTCCGGCAGGACCATCCCGACGCGACGGATCTGTTCGCGGCCGGGCCCGATAACTTCGACGGCGATGACTCGGAGGGCGGCGGGGCGGATGTGGGGCGTGAGGAAGAGGCCGCGTGATGCCCGTCGCCGTCCTATTTGCGCGCCAGGACAGCGTATACAAGGCGCTGCCCGATGTCGGACGGAAGCCCGGTATGCCTGCGAGACGCCCGCTGCCTTGGCCACCAGCTCGGCCCCGTGAAGATCAACAACCAAACCTACATCCGCCCTGTGATCCGCGTCGCCAAGATCACGATGGATGGCGGCGCTTCTTGCGTCGTGCCGGTGGGCGAGCTGCTGGACTGCATCGAAGACGGCCACGCCTACACGGTGCAGATCAAGACGATGCCGGTGCGCGAGTTTGAGGCGCTGCCGGAGTTTAACGGGTGGTAGCCCACCACGACCACCTGAACATGGCCTGCGGGCCGGAGAGGATGAAGATGAGCCCCAAAGAGAAGGCCGCGATGGACGCGGGCGTGCAGTTCGGCATGAACATGCTTAAGCTGGTGCCAAGCGATGACAGGCTGGCCCAGGAAGCTCACATCACTGGCGTGCTGGTGGCGTTCATGGGCGCCCTGTGGGGCACCCTTGGCATCGAGTACGCGCGCGGCTTCATCGAGGCGCAATTGCGCAGCATGGAACCCGGTGTGCCGCACGAACGTTTTACTGCGCCGCGCGTGCAGTAGACCCCATGACCAAGCCCACCACCATTGTCCAAACCCCGCCGCCATGGCCCTAATCGACGCCACCCAAGCCGCCGCTATCCTTGGCATAAGCCGGGGTGCTGTGTACGAACTCGCCAAGCTTGCGGCTGCGGTGGGGAAGATTGGGCGGAAGGCTTGATTCAGCAAAGACACATGGAACACCTTAATTACAGCCGCCAGCTTGTAAAGCATTGCATGTACGGGCTTTCGAATCCGATTCGCGCTGTATGAAACCACAGAGCAGGAACACGTTTTCATAGGTGGGCGAGGCTTCGCGCTGAGCCCACAGAACACCCCGAAACCACGGCCGATGGCAGAAACGGCCACACAACTGGAGATCACGATGAACGTTGAACAACTTGTACAGGCCGAGCTGGCCCGCGCCGTGGCGAAGTTCCCTACTTGGCCCACCGATCCGCTGCACGCGCTAGCCGTGCTTGGTGAAGAATTTGGCGAGCTGACAAAGGCCATGCTTCAACACACCTATGAGCCGCACAAGGGCGTGACCGCACAGGACATTCGGGACGAGGCGATTCAAACTGCAGCGATGGCGTTGCGGCTGGCTATGAGCCTGCCTTGCTACCAATATCGCAAAGCACCACAGCACAGTCAGGGCAGCGACAACCTGCCAGAGGATTACGAAGTCTGACGCCACCCCCACCCGCTGAGCCCATGAACAGCCCCGCAAACACCCACAGTGGCAGAAACGGCCACACAAGGAGCAACGATGAGCAGGAGTGGATACAGCGACGACTGCGACGGCTGGGCCCTGATCCGGTGGCGCGGCGCGGTCAATCAGGCAATCAAAGGCGCCCGCGGCCAAGCGCTGCTGCGCGAGCTGGTGGATGCCCTGGATGCCATGCCGGACAAGCGCCTCTACCCCGGCAGCTTTGCCACCGCCGATGGCGAGTTCTGCACCCTCGGTGTGCTGGGCGCCAAGCGCGGCGTGAAGATGGATGACCTTGGCAACGAAGACGACTGCGACCCCAAGCAGGTGGCCCAGCGATTCGGCATTGCACGGGCGATGGCGGCCGAGATCATGTACATGAACGACGAATACGCCGTTGATGAGTGGAAGCGGGTGGACGTGGAAATCTGCGGCCCAGTTCGACCCCATCACCCGGACTATGGGCGGCACTTGCGCACGGTGCGAGTGCACAACGACAACCACCCCGCTGAGCGCTGGCAAAAGATGCGAGCCTGGGCTGTTGGACAGTTGGGCGCCACCCCCACCCGCTAACACACGGCCTAGCGGCCACACTGGAGAGATGATGGACGACAGAGCACTTTTGGAGGCGGCTGCGCGGGCTGCGGGGATCGTTATCGCTACTTGGAGCAACTGTCAAGCAGGCGGGTTTTTGGCAATTAATTGCATGCCTGAGCGACGGAATAGATTTTGGAACCCGCTTACAGACGACGGCGATGCGCTGCGGCTGGCTGTGAAGCTGCGGATGGAGTTGTCCATTGACGACAAACATGCTTGGGCCATGGCTACCGGCGACCCGGGCGCCGGACATGCCGACTACATTGGGAGCGACCCCTACGCCGCCACCCGCCGTGCGATTGTCAGGGCTGCGGCAGCTATGGCACAGGAGGCGGGATGAGCGATTGCATCGGAACTGGCTGCAAGCGAGAAGCACTGCAGCAGGCGCTGGCCGAGACGCAGGCCGAAATCAAGCGTCTGCGCGCCGCCCTTGATGCCGTGCGGGCAGAAGAGCGTGAGCGGTGGACTGAGGCCGTGATGGCCGAGCTTGACGGCAACGGTCAAGCGCAAGCCATTGTGGCCTACGCCATCCGCGCTACACCGAGCGGCGAGACTCCGCCCTGATGCCTATGCCTTCGGAAATGCTGCCGTGTGGCATCTTCCGGGCTTGGCGCTGCTCTCGGGTCAGTGGCTCAGGCTTTGGCGCGTCTGGTAGCCCAGGCCCCCAGGCCCACCACGGGCTTAGAACCCCGTTGCTGTACCGCCGCCATTCCTTGATGTACGCCAACCCCTTCAAGTCGGCCATGTACCAGTGAACAGCGGCGCGCGTCATGCCCACTTCTTCAGCGAGGTCGGGAATGCTCCACGGGCGCTCCATGAGCTTTCGCACCATGACCGCCCACATTCTGCGGTTGATGCTGACGCGGCCCATTACACCGCGCCGGACGGCTTGATGAGGCCCTGCCACTCGCGCGCCAGCGAGACGGTGCGGGCCACCAGGTCCGGCGTCGGGTTGGGCGCCGGCGTCGGCCCAGGCTGCACAGGCGGCGGCGGGTCGCTGGGCGGATTGCTTGGCGCCGGAGCAGGGGCCGGGCTGGTGGCCACGATAGCGGCGGCCACGGCCTGCTGAGCCTCGGCGAGCAGGCGGTTGCTGTCCGCGATGCGGTTCTCGGCCATCAGCCGGTGATAGGCGTAGTAGTTCGCCCAGTCGGCAGCGCTGCTGTTCGGGTTTGGCGTCGGCGGCGCGACGATGGTGGAAGGGTC